TATGTTTAAAGTGTCGTATTTTACATTAGCAGTTGCTTGTAAAGACGAAGGAACTATTCCTCTGGATTGCGGCAATCCTTTTGGTACTGTAAATTGAATTGTTGGTGTTAATGCAGTATTAAACACACATCTATTAATCTGAAACATCAATGCTTCATTTTGAATCGCACTCCATGTGATGGAGTTTTGTGATTTGAATAACGAACCGACTTTAGGTAAAGAAGTAATCTTTGTCGATTCTGTTGGTATAGATGCGGTGTTCGATGTTTTTAGTGTCGAACGTATTGCTGTTTCGCCTTGTATTGCTGTCCAAATATAATAATCTGGTGAATTTGATTTCACAATAATAGCGTACAACTCATCTGCATTAATTTTTACCGGTACAGGAAATGTAAATGTAGTGTAAGTTGATGTGTCTTGATAATATGGTTGATCACTAACCTTAACTTTATCTGGTGTCAAGGAAACATATGAATAATCTAAAATTTTTCCAGTAGGATAACCACTTTGTGTTGGCACTATTGAAATGTTTATAGGAAGACTTAAATTTGTTCCAGGTTTTGCACTAAAAAATAAATTAACAGAACTTAGAAAAGCTCCGTTCGGATAAGTACTACTATCTATCAAAAATGTTTGTGCTAACGGATCACTAATTGTTATGGCCATTTAATTTCCTCGAATATTATTTTCTAGTTCTAAAGCATTTAACATATTACTTATCAACTCAATTGTTTTTTCTTCCTCTTTACGCATCAATTTATCTATGATATTTTTAATATATAGATGATTAATTTTATTCATCACATCATATTTTTGATAAGACGGCATATACATCAGGTTCATTTTTTCAATTAGTTTTTCGCCTCTAAAATAATAATCAACCAAAACTTCTTCTGGTATACTATTTCTTAAATTTCTAGCAGCTTCTCTTTCTCTATCATTATATTCACCAATAGACATTTTCACCGCATTGTAAAAGAAACAATTTTCTAACCTACTCAAAAGAGTGGTCGTACAATGTTCTTCATCATCATGTTCAACACAATGATTGCAAGCTTCTTTTCTTGCAAAATACTCAGCAACGGATATACCCATAATTACTTATACAATTTTTTCCAACAATCATCAGCATATTTTTTCGAAACAATCATACCAGTTATCATGAAAGCAGTAATCCAAACCAACGAATTTGGTATGGTAATTGGATTAAATTTTTGTCCCTGAACCATATTTGTTCCATTATTAAATGCCCACACACAATATTTTTTCCAATATTTCAAATATTTATTATCTGAACGCATACTCGGTACAATTAATTTAGAACCAATCACTTGATAACCTCTACGGAAACATTCACCAATCATATTATTGTGTAGGTACTTTTCACACCATTCAATCAATTCATCTTTTTGATTTTGTTTCCAAATTCCTTGGTCCGCAAATGCCGTCGAAACGACACAACAACCATCATTATTTTGTGGAGGTGCAACATAATCTTCAACAAATGTACTAGTTGTATTTGTCACATCCGAAATAACTTGATTTCTTAGAACGTCTGTTCTAGTAAATGTTTGTGGATTTTGAATTGATGCAGAGAAATTAACTTGTTGTGTTCTAGTCGATAACCCTTGTGCGAAGAAAGTTGTTTTTGCAAAAGTTGTTTCTGTTCCTTTATTGTATGTGTAAATGTTTCCTGATCTATCGACAACTCTATTGTCTAAAATGAATTCTCTTGGACCAGTTTGAAAGTAATTACCCGGAACATAAAATATTCCAGTTATATTTCCTGTTTCGTTTGTTGTCAGGTCACCAATCGAATAAACATCTTGACCAGAAACCGTTGTGACAGTTGGAGTACCACCGCCATCATAAGCAACTGTTGCAACTTTTGTTGTTCCATTATATGCTGTAATAACTAAACTGCGTCCAATTGGTACAGACAACACGGATGATGAATTGATACCAACAATATACAAATATTGACCAACATAATAGTCTGTAGTACTAGATGCAGTTGATGCTAATGTGACAGTTGCGGTACCAGTTCCAGATGCACTTACTACACCAGAATAATGTGTTCTGGTTGATAATGTTCCGGAAGCACCCGAAGCGGAATAAACTCCGCCCGACTGTGTGATACTGACAACTGTTGCACCATATGTTGTTGTTGCATCATCACCAGATACATATAAACGAACATTAGTTGTATTTGTTGGATACACATACACATCAGTAATAAATCCGGTATATATGTAGGTACTTCCTGATAGATATCCAATGGCTTGACCGCGCCTAAATGTTCCAGTCACACTGGTCAATTCTAAAATATTTGGTCTTCTTATTTGTCTTGTGACTCTTTGACCGTCAAAGAAGGCATTTAATTTTGTATTGATTAAAAGGTCTGTTGCCTTAAATTCAATAAATTGTTGTTTAATGTAAGGTAATATTGATATATTACTGATATAATTTAATTGTGAATCATAACTCCTTGCGTACTTGCCCTGAGTATATGTGTTCTGTACGTCGGAATACGTTTTTGTATTAAGTGATTTGTAAGTTGTTACGCCTGCACCAGTTGTTACTGTCACTTCTTGTGAGGTGCCATCTTGACCTTCATAAGCTGGTGCATAATAACGAGTTTCAGTTCTTGTTGCTCCAGCAGTACGAACATCATACTCACTATTTGTAATAACTTCTCTCTGTGTTCCAGGAATTTGTTGCCAATTGGAAACAGATAATGTAGGATCACCATCTAAAGTATTAAGGCGGTCAACGGCTTTATATTGTGTGAGTGTAGGATCAATAAACATAAATGCCGGATCAGCAGTTGTATCGATCCAATTATCCATTGTTGGATAAATTTCAACTGATCCTTCAGCATAACTAATTGTGGATGAATTCACACTCAAGGCCTTACTTGCTATAGTTTGCGATACAATAGATGTTTCTGTGTATGGTAAACTGTACAAATTACTATTGCCCAAATTGTACATTTTGTAAGATAATCCACTTATTGTTGCATCTGTTGGTGTATTATTTGTTTGCGTCAATAAAAGATTTCTAAGTGGGAAGTTTTTAACGACTATTGCTGGTGATAAAATGCTTCTTGTTGTATCTATTCCAACAGAGAAATCTGGATTATATGAATCTGAAACATTAAATGTGGAGAAATCGTCAACTAAAATTCCATTTTTAAATCTATTCAAACCGTTAGCATCAGTTATTTGCAAACCAGACGCGCCTTGTTCCACTAGATTTAGAGATGCGTAATATTCTAAGTTGTTAATTCTTTCTTCGATGCCAGTAATATCTTGCATCTTATATGTTTTATGTTTAACCGGTTCGACAGAAAGATTACTTCTGGTATAAGGTCCATAAACAAGAGAATTTTTACCGCTAACCTCAGATTGAACGTATGCTGTGTAGGGGTCCAATGTTATTCTTGCCAATAACAATTCATCTTTTGCAACAGCAGGGAAATTAGGACTTAATGACGGAGTTCCTGATTTTAAAGTAAATGTTTTGTCTTTGTTTATAGTTAATACATCTTTTCTTCCAAGATAATAATAATATTTGTGTGTAAAAATGGAAGAATCTATTGGTAATAATAATCCGTTTTGGTTTGAAGCCTCGTTACTGTATCGGAAAACAAAACTCGATTGTCCATTTTTTACTGCTGGTCTGAAATCTAAACTATCTGTTAAGTTGTAAATTCTTCCGCTTGTACTCGTGTACGCACCAATTGCGGCATAACTTTCGTTAAGATAAGAGTCAACTGAAAAATATCCGTCACCGCCACCATGTGAATAGTAGTTAAAGAATACCCATAATGCAGTTGGTTTTGGTGCACCTGGTTTTAATTTAAGATATGCGTGTCCGTAGTAATTATCTGTTTGTCCATTATTAAACAAATAGTTTGATGTTACATCATAATTTGCACTAGAATACATACTAACATTCGGTGCCAAACCTTTTGTATCAAGAATTTTAACTATGTTTTTAACGTCGGAAACATACAATAATTGATTCACACCAGACGATTGTATGTCACCAGAGCTAATATAAACCTGTGAGTTAGTTAAATCTATTCCAGTATTTCCAACAACTGTTGCAGAAGCTGGCGCACCATTTGCGGAAGTGTTTGCTGTTACTAAAGTTTTTGTTTTTCTTACAAGCGCACTTGAAGCATCTGTTACAGTCATTTTAGCAATAACAATTCCTGTATAACCAGCGGCCAAATCAGGTAATGTTATTGTTGCAAGTGTTTTTGCAGCATTCACAACAATACTTCTTGTTCCTGATGTTAGATTAAGAAGACTACCGGTACTTGTACTGAGCACTAAGAAGTTTTGTTTAATTGCATCTGAAGTTTCTGACGAACCAGAACGTAAGAAATTAAATGCCGAACTTAAACCTAATGTGGTTAAATTTAATTCAACTTTAGAACCGGATGCACCGTCTGTGCTAAAAGTAAGATTTTTAAATGTAATTTCTGTTGTATATGTCGGCGCAGTCCCACTAGTATTTGCAACATACGGATTACCAATTGTAAATAATAGTTCTTGTACAGAAGGATTTTGTAAAATAGTATCACCCGTAGTATAACCATTAGATTTACTTAGATTATTAATATTAGAAGAACCGTAAATAGTATAAGATGTTCCAGTATTTGCTGCTCTTACAACTGTTTCAACATCCTTTACTGAAAATTTTAATGAGAATTTTGATGTTGAATCTGGAGTAATTGTAAATGCAGGACTTACAGTTAGTATTTTGGTTGAACCGCTGTATGTTGTAACTGTAGAAGTTTGATTGAGGCCTGTTCCAGAATCAATTGTTACGGCGACTCCAGTGTAAGCATTTGCTACTGTAGAGAATTTGCTTGTCGTATCATTTATTGTTATTGTAGTTGCCGTTGCAGATGTTATATTTCCAGACAATACTTTATTTTGAATGTCAAACATATGCAATCTATAGACATATGTGTTTGCTGTTGTTCCTGTTGCTGTTTCATAGTCGATTGATCTTACATAACCTGTTGCAGCAAGAGTGGAATTGTAAATATTTGTATTACCAGTAAAAACATTTGAATTTCCAACAACGTGTAAGTCAACAGTATTTGCTTGAGTTACATCAATGAAACTTGAATTTGCACCACTAAATGTATCAACATAAAAATAATTACCATAGTCTGTAAACACAGAATTGTTGTTTACAAAATCTGTTGTTCTTGCTCTTGTTGATGTTATTGTTGTTGTTGATTGATTTTCAACACGATAACCATGCACATAAGCAACACCTGGTCCAATAGAAAGAACCCAATTATTAGAATCGATTGCAGCTTTTGGTGTTAATTTAAAATCATCTACGACATAATCACCATTAGTTTCATAGGTTCTTTTTGCAAAATAATCATCAATCTTAGAATATTCTGTTTCATTAATTTGTTTTACAATAACACCGCTTTCAACTCTTGCCAACTCGATAAAGTTTTGATCATCACCAAATTCTAATGGTTTTGTTGTCAATGATACATCAACAACATACCTATCTGCACCTGGTGCCTGATAATTTGATGCACCAATTGCAGGATCCAATAACGATGTATCATTAACATAATCATATATTGTTTCTGTTATCTCTAAACCAATTCTTACGTTTGGTGTATTACTATACTTGCTTAAAATAATAGTTTGTGGCACCACATTTACAAAATTGCCAATGGAATACTTTAATGGATTTCCATTAGAATCCAAAGTATCCGAATAAGAATAACCATTAACAATATAAAAAACACCGTTTGCAATTGTGGCGATTGATCCAAGTCCAGTTGCACCAGATGATATTGAGTTTGCGGTATAACTGTATGCTGCATCAGAAATTGTTACAAGAGAATTGTTTGCGAATGTCGTACCTGTAAAATAATTTAACATTAATGTTGGATACGGATCCGCATCAGTAGCCTCTGCTGTTGCTACAACTCTAGCAACAACATTACCATATGCATTTTGAACGGTTCTATTTAAGAAATTTTCCGCTACAACATCTTCATCATTGTATGATGGATTTAATTTTAAATATCCAACTCTTAAATTTGTTGTTACTTGCCCGCCGCTAACTGGAGTGTTTTGTTTAAAAATTGCATCTGCAAACTGCGAAATTTGATTTTGTAAAATTGTCTGAGATTGCGTAAGTTCTCTGGCCTGTACAGAATATCCAGGTTTAAATAAAATCCTATGAAAATTTTTATTTGGGTCAAAATCATCATAATATGGATCTGTATTAAAATTTAATGCCATTTTTTTCCCTTAATATCCCAAAACGAATTTAAATTGTTCTATTCCGTCTGTACTTCTTGTAACGGCACTTCTGTTCTCCAGATAAATTATATAACCAGAGAATTTATAAAAGTTTGGCGTACTTGCACTTAATAAAGTCCTTGTTGTTCCTGATGTTCCGCTATATAACTGTGCTGAAGTGGTGTAAGTTCCTGATGTATTTATTAACTGTAATATATTTGTTACAGGATTAAAACTTAATACAGTAGCAGTGAAAGTTTTATTTGGTAATCCATCGATTAAAGAAGTATACTGATACACTTCTTCATCAGGAACATAACTTCCAAATCCTGAAGAAACTGTAAACTGTGTTGCAATATTATAAATGTTACCATTTGCTGAATTTGGATAACTACTTACCGATGTTGGATTTAACAGTAATCCAACTTGCCGGAAGTCAATATCAGTAGGTATATAATTAACAGAATTGTATGTTTCTTGTGCATTAAATTCAGTTGTAATCATAAAATGTCGGCAACCTAATTCAGATTTTGCATCAAACGCATGACCGCCAACAGGAGAAACAGGTGAAACTAAAGAAACTCCAGACCCTAATATGGAACCATTTGCAGTAGTTCCAGTAATAGTTACATTTGCATATGTGTAATTTGAACCAGGCGTAGAAACATATACTTGACTTATTGCACCGCCAGATACGGTTGCATTTGCAGTAGCACCTGATCCATCGCCAGAAATCGTAACAACAATAGACGAATTGCCAGAATCATAACCACTTCCGCCGCTGACAACATTTATCACTTCAATGTCGCCATATCCCGCAGTTGTTTGAATTGGATTCGGAATAGTATTCGAAGAGATTGGTACAGGAATCCATTCTCTGTCCATGAATTTAGACTTACTTTGTCCCGAAACAGTAAACATATATTTCCATTTATAACCGTCAGAACCCAAATAAATGTTATTTGTTCCATAAGTTCCAGGTTGAAACATTGGTTCTACCGTGGATGCACTACTATTATTATTCCATAAACACTTAAATACTTGATCGTATCTATTGATAATATAAAATTGTTTTACTAGGAACCCATTATCATCGAGTTCAAACATATCAATATCGTCACGATAATAATCATAAGTTAAACCAGAAACCCAATTTATTCTTTCTACGACACCAGAAACATCATTGGATGTGATTCTTTTTGTCACAAACATATTTTTAAATACATCTTTTAAATATCTTTGATCTTGTGTCGGCTGTTCCGGATCATTGTCATCAGTCCAAGGTAAAACTTTCGACAAAAAACAATACATATTATTGATATTTTTTCCTGCAACAGTTGCGGAAGGAGCAAAATAATTTTGTATTACTTGTTCTAAACTAAACCCATAAGTGAGAAGATTTTTATTTGCCATTATTTAATTCCGATTAACTATACGAGACAGAACAATATGTATTTGCAAGATCACCACTAAATGAATAATATTTAATTCGTGCTGTTGTTGTCCCACCCAAAGTAAATGTTGTTGCACCAACAGTAGAATTTAAAGCAGTACAACCGTGAGTGATTGTTTTTGTAGAACCACCACCTGTTGATATATTTGTCACAAGTAAAGTAATATCACAACCTGCTTTAAAGTTTGAAAGTGTGACTGCCATGTTTGCGTTGACATTACATCTTACCCATGTGTCAGTTGTAAAATCTAATGTGATTGCTGTTTGATTACCAGAGTAACTTCTTGTGTTAAATGTTAATCCATTTGGAATGTATACGGTAGAATTTGCTTCATCAATTATTACGGTATTACTAGATTGTAGTATATTATTATTTGCAAAGATAATAGCACCATTAGGTTTGCCGTATCCAGGTTGCGGCACTATGTCAATCTGTATTTTGCCGTTTGCAGACCCGTTTGAGAGAATCTTTGCCACTTGTACTACTGTATTTGCGCCAGCTGGTGCTAGGTTACTTCCTCTGCCAGGAGTGGTCGAAAGGAAAATAAGATCACCATTATTTCCATTATACGATGCATCAAAATCTGAAACGAGGCCTCTCACATATGTAAATCCATATGATCCGCTTGGAATCGCAACTTTAATAAATCCAAGTACTTGCGAATTTGCGGCAGATGTTGCATCAGCCAATTGAATATAAGGTACAGCATTTGAAGTTACTGCACCAGCTAAACGTACCCACGAATTTGCCGCAATTGTTGAACCAGTTCCATTATACACACGTTCAAAAATAACTTTAGATATTGCTGGTCTATCTCCTGCAACATCAGTATCTTGTATTAGTGAAATTGTGTTGGATGAATACCAAACTTGTCCTGGTGTTTGAACTGGTGTTGTTGCTTGTGCAAACCATTGAATTGAATTTGCCTGTGATGTTCCTGTCGTAATGTTCGAAAAGAAAACATTGCCTTGAAGTGTATTTGCAGTCAAATTACCTAAAACAATAAGATTTTTAGAAAAAGACGCAGAATTCGATGAGAAATTGTCGACCGAAATGGAAGTTCCAACAGTATTAGCAGTAATATTTCCTGTGATTATTAGACCACCTGTTATTGTTCCGCCAGTTTTTGCTAATAAAGTTGTCTGCGCATAAGTATTTGCGGTATCTGTGTATGATTTGGACGCTGTGAATGTTATAAAATCATTAGATTGTAGAAATGTATTAGCTGTACTTAATGAAGCAACTGACGCACCCGCAGTAGTTTGATAAGTGCCGTCAGAGAAAACATAACCAGTCGAAGAGTATACATTTCCTGTAACTCTGACTGGTTTCAATAAATCAAACGATGAATTACTAACTCTACCAACAATATTTTCAGACATTAAACCACCAACAAGAAATACAATATTTGCTCTTGTTGATGCAGTACCTATGATTAAATTACCTTGTGTACTTGTTGCTGATGGACCATATACATATAGGTATCCATCATATGCTTTAAATGCGCTATAGTTGACAGGATCATTGTATGTGTTGCCGCTTATACCAAAATCAATATATTTCGTTGAGTTATCACTATCATTTGTTGACGCAACAAAGTCGGAAGAACCGTTAGAATTGAAATTCTGAAGATTAATTTGTAAATATGTATTACTTGAAGATGAAAATTGTCCTAAAACATTAGGATAAACAACTGGATTACCACCAACGTTTAAAATCTCATTTGAAAAAAGACCAGCAGCTAGAGTCTTTCCTGTAAATTTACCCGTAGTCGTTGTTGGTAAATCAACTGCAACAAACAAAGTATTCTGTGTGTTTGCATTTAATGTTGTTAATAGAGGTAACTGTGAAATTTTAATCGTAGACATTGTTTTTACCTTAATCTAATAGTATTGTTTTACCGTCTTCATCAGTTATAGTATATAGACCATCTTCAGTTACAACTTCTGTAAAATACTCTTGTCCCACAGGACCATAGACAATAAATTTTGATGGAAGACCGATGTAGGTCCTTCTCACAGAAAGATAACCACTTGATCCATAAGTTAAATTCGCAGTTAAAGTAATAACATTTGTAGAATAATTGACACTACTCACGGTACTTGTCATATTATTTGTTTGTATTATGTCACCAACTTTAATAATATCTCTTAATGGTGCAGCAGTATTTGAGTAAACTCCATTATTAATTATATTGTACGAATCTGTTAATGCCGTAATATTTATAGTGCAACTGTTCGCATTAGATGATACAACCGCAACATTTCCAAATGTTAACCATGTATTTGTTGTCAAAGTAATTGTATTTGCAACATAATTTATTGAGTTAATTAACCCTCCGCCAACATCTCCATTTGCTGTCGTAAACGTAACTTGTGTATTTGTTGTAAATATATTGCCAATATTTGTACCAACACCAAGATTTGTGAAAGTTATAATATTGTTACTGTAATTTGTAAAATCGGAAACCATGTTAAATCTAACTGTTGTGTCTGACATTAACCTTGATAATGGATATCCTTGATACAATGCATCATATAAATGGAAATCTATTGATGAATTTGATTTCATCGCAAAACGTCCTCTTAACCTTGTTCCCGCAGGATGAAGAAGTTCTAATAAAAGTTTTCTATATTTTGCGATTTCTTTTTCTAATGTAATTTCATATGTGTAATTATTATAATCAACACTTTGTAAAACATCAGAAGAACTTAACTGCCCTGTAGAATCTAGATATTGCCCGTCACCAATTGTAAGTCCATTTAAAAATGTTGCAGTACCTTTTGCTGTGCCGTCACCGTATGTGTATATGTTATTTGCAGTATCATATCTACCTTCTGCTATTGTCGAATATCTTGGATAACCGACAGAAGAAGATAAAGTTCCTGTGACAACATTCATAGATATTGATTTTGAATCAATCTTTAATGGCAGACTTGTGTTTGGTCTTGCTTTACTATAGTTGTAAATCCTAATAAAGAATAATGATTGTAATGGATTCGCATCTGTAGATATTTGCTCAACGTAATCCACAGATGCAGTATATGATGCAACATTTGAATTTGCACCTTGATAGATTGGGTCACCTTTACTTGGCAAATTACCTAGACTGATGTTTTTGACAACAATATCCTGCACTTTAAATGTTACAGTTGGTGCAGCAATATAATCTTCTCCGTAATTTGATATAGATATTGATGTTATTTGACCAACTCTGTCTGTTGCAGGTTCTAATACTGCACCATCACCTAGTATTCCTGATATCGTAAGTATAGCGTTTGATGCAAGAACATTTGAAGAAGTTACATTTGCTATTGGTAGTACAGAAGCGGAATAACCTAATCCGCCCAAAGGATAAGGGTAGAAACTATTTGCCGTATTACTTCCTGGAGGATTAACATAACTAACTGAAGTAATTGCCCCTGTTCCACTTACGGTTATAACATTTGCATATGCACCGGCACCAGTTCCACCAAGAATGTTTATTCTATCATTAACAACATATCCTGCACCACCAGAAACAATTTGAATTGGTGCAAGTATACCTAAATTTTTAAGGTCTGCATTTGTTCCCGAGTATGATCCGGAATATGCTCTTTGGTATACAGATTGTGCGGTTGCTACTGGTTTTTGTGTTAATCCGCCGCCGCCATTTTGCACAATTACTGATGATATTGGATATGTTGTAAAAGAGGTATAAATTAATGTGTTTGCAATTCTTGAGTTTGCCGTTGCAAGTGTATTTGCTGTAGACCAACTATATGCTGCGGCGTTAATTCGTGTTAACCCTGCTAACCCTATATAATCAATCGAGATTCTAACATTGGCCATCGTTGATGATGCAACATTAACAGAACCTACTGTAGCAATAGGCGTTCTTGGACTTCTACCAACTAAGTTTGTAAATACAATTTGTGTATTTGGATCTTCTCTATAACCATAACCACCAAACAAAGTGGCGATAGAAACAACTGATCCTGTCGTTACAGTTCCGACTTTTGCCTCTGCACCAATTCCTGTATTTGAACTTAGACCACCGTAGATAACAATTGGGTCGCCAGGATAACCAGTGTCAGAGTCATAACCAACATAATTTTGACCTCTGTAGTTGGGGTTTATTTTGATTTGACTAATTTGTCCAACAATTTTTGCAGTTAAAATTTCTGCACCTGGTGTTGTTGACGAAACTATTTCACCATCTTTAAAGTATACATCTTGATTATTTGCATCAACAACTTTGACGAATTCGCCAGAAGTAAATAACCTTAAAATATTTGAAATGAATACTTCTGTTTTAGTTCCTGCAGCAAGAGAATTTTCGACTGTAGCAATTGCTTTTGATGTTATTCCAAAAAGTCTCAGGTTACTAATATTTAAAAAATTTGTATCTGTTGTTAAAAGTCTTAAACTTTTTGCAACGTACCATTTTCCAGATGAAGGTCTTAGAACAACATCTTTTGTAAAGAAAAAGTCTACATCGGAATTATATAATACTCTGAATAAAAATTTGTACGATGACGGCGTACCTTTAGATTTATATAATTCTTTTGCAAGTTTTGTAACTTTTGTTTTGTCTGCAAGTATTTCTTTTGGAAAATAATTTAGAAAATCATTATAGAAAGAATCTAGAAATTGATCTGGTGTCTTGTCAATATCTTTATAATCTAAAAGATTTTTAGATATGTCGCCAGTATTTCCTGGTGTATTTGCTGTGCCACCCTGTTCGAACCATTCATAATATGATTTTAGAAATAAAATAAATGTGGAATAATCCGGATTATCCCGGACAAATTCTGGAACCTGATACGGTATTAATATTGATGTATTTGGTTTGTAATCTAACATTTATTTTATTGAGGTTGCGATATTACATTCACCACAACAGATGCAGAATCATATGGGTCAATAGTTATTATCCTATTATATGTTGATGATATTGTTGTGGTTTTAGGTTTTACTGAAATTGTTAGATTGCCTAAAGGATTATCAATGTCAATAGGATTAAATGAATTTAAAGTCACAACACCTTCATTGTAATCTATTGTTCCTACATTTTGTTTTAATATTGTTTTGACTGCGGTGTTACTATTGTAAAAAGTTCTAAGTGTTCCGTATCGCCCTTCTAAATTTACAACAAGAGCACCTAATTGTCCGGTTAAATCTCCTTCTGCTGGAGTCACAGTTGCAATTGCAGATGTATAATTGTTTCCTGCATTTGTAACAGTAACCGATCTAATACTTCCAGCAGAAATAGTTGCGGTAGCGGTTGCACCAGTGCCGTCACCTGTAATTGTAATTGTTGGTACCGATTGATAATTAAATCCAGGATTAATAATAGAAATTGATTCGACACCATAAGTCAATGATGGATATTCTTCAATTTGTACGTTATTAATTTCTAAAGCCGGATTTAATGGATCCTTAAATGTTAGACCAGGACTACTACCGACACCACTTGTCAGTACACCTTTTTGCAATTGTGTATTGAATAAAAATTTATAATTTGTTGCTACCGATAAATTAGGATAAAACTTTTTCTGCAACCTCATCTCATAATCTGTAGTTATAATTGAGGGATTATAATTTTGAATATAAGTTAATAGTGTATAAGAGTTAAAAGTCGAATTAAAAGTATTTAATGTATTGGTTGCAAAAGAAAATACTGATTGTTTGATGCCTTCTTGAATTTGTCCAGATGTCTGTGTGGTTTTATTTGGATCATAATAAACATTAATTGTTAACTGTACATAAACATAGTCTGGATCCACAATCTGTGGTGTGACTGTTAATACAGAAATGGGTTTTATGACCTCTTCAATCAACCTTTGTTTTTGTGTTGTTGTTAAATCGTATGCGCCTGTAGGTTTTAAAGAAATGAATACTGTTCCATATAGAGGCGGATCATTTTCTTCTCCGCCCCAAACACTAACAGAATCAAATGTGATACCTAATTTGTTTTGTTGTATCAATGTCATGTAATCATTCTTTGTTACTGCACGATTTTGTGCTGCAAAATTCTTGGGTGCCTGAAACTTGATTGAATCTATTGTTTCTCTTTGTACTCCATTTGTTGCCTGTGTTAGCGGTGTAACCAGACTGCTTGAATACCCGCCTACTGTATCCATCAAGTAAAACGTATTTGCACCGTGACTCAATGTAGCTTCTGTGGATATATACGAAACTTTTACAATATTACCATCTTTTAATTTTTTACCTAAAATTCCATCACCAAAATAAATTTCATAATAATTATTGTTACCTTCTTGTAAGAAATAAACTAAAGAGTCGCCATCAATTGTTAAAAAGTCGCTTGCTTTGTTGTAAATTTGTGTCGTTGTATTAGTCGAATTTTCTTGTACTAAAACGGAAAGTGTCGTTGTGTCAATATTTTCATCCAATATTTCAAAAATATATTTTGGATTTTCTGTACTATTCACGATGAAATTAAATGCGGATAATCTTCCTTGTTTTAAGACCACATTTTCAAACGTAGCAGTATTATTAACCACATTAACTGTGTATGCATTCGGATTAATAAAGTTATAATTAACACCGTCAATAGGTTCAGATAAAAAATTTGTGTATTTTGGTAATGTTAATGATGCATCTGTTACGCCACTCATTGTTAAAATTATTGTTGCCTGCGGTGCTATGCTTGATGATGGTGTATAGTTTAATAATTTTGCCTGTGAAGCAACTGATCCTCTTTGCACAGAACTATCCAAAAACATTTCATTCGCTATCATGTTTAAATAATAAGCATTATATTGTGTATTATATGCAAGAACATCCAAAAGAACGGACATTGCAGAACCTTCATAATCGTAATCTTTTAGAGTATCTTGTCCTCTTAAAAATGTTTTTAAATTATTTTTAATTGAATCAAAATCTAAATCTATAAATTGTGTTAATGAATTGGCAGAGGCCATTTTATTTTGTTCTCTCTAAGAAAAGTGTTGTTACTGTGGCTGCCGTCGCATTAAGTATGTAAAAAGTTAAAGTGACATTGTAACCATTCCTATCATAGTCGGTTTTAACTACAACTGATTCGATTTCAACTCTAGGTTCAAAATTATTTATTGTGGTTCTAATCTCTCTTTCCAATGAAGTTTCTGTGGAACCAGATAAAGGTTCAAATAAAATAAATGATATATTGGATCCTATATCAGGATTAAATAATCTATCATAATGGTTTGTCAATAATAAATTTCTAACAGATCGAATAACTGCTTTATCATCATAACTTAAAGCTAAATCTTTCGCAGTTTTGCCTGGTTGTCTGGCAAAAGTGAAGTCTATGTCCGAATATATTTTTTGTAATGATGTTTTTAACATTTTTTATTTATTGATTAAGTCTACTCTTTAATTTGTCTGTACCTATTACCTGATCCACTAACTGATTATATGTCGAACCCATAACATTCATACCTTTTACTTTATTAAAATTTCCAATAACATTCTGAGAATTATTGTAAAAATTCACATCAGAAGTTTGAGTATTTGTCATAAAAGTTATAATGTTGTTCAAGTCCGAAGCCATTTGTGTCTTTATTGTCGAGGATAAATTACTCCTATAACCAGTTAATGGTAAACTTTCGCTATATATGCTATTGTTAACTACATTTGGATAATCTGAAATTG